CACGACCAACCTAACAACGCCGACAATTAAGAAGCCGAGCAGTTATATTGATGTGGTGACTTATACTGGAACAGGCGCAAGCTAGTGCATATCAAGCATTGGATTTAGCCCCGATTTGGTGTGGATAAAGAATCGCGGAGGAGCAACTAGCCATGCGCTTTATGATACAACAAGAGGAACTGGATCGCAACTTTCAAGCGATACAACTGGATCGGAGGTTACAAGTTCAACTGGACTTACTGCGTTTGGTTCTAATGGATTTACGATTGGTACGAGTTCTTTGGTTAATACAAGTGGAACGCAATATGTCGCTTGGGCTTGGGACGAGGCATCAATAGCTGGGATAGATATTGTGAATTATACTGGAGATAATAATAGTTCAAGAACAATTTCTCACACACTGGGGGTTGTGCCATCAATGATTATTTTAAAACCTCGGTCTGGTTCTTATGGAACAGAGGGTTGGCAGGTTTGGCATAAATCCCTATCCGCAAGCAATGTTTTGCAACTTCACTCAACTGCGGCTCAAGCTGGAACTGGTACATTCACAAGCGGAATCATAAGTTCGTCACCAACAGCAAGTGTGTTTGGATTTACGGCTGGAGGAGGAGGAGTGCTTAATGTGAATGCTTCTTCGACTACCTACATCGCCTACTGCTTTTCCGAAATCGAAGGCTACTCCAAGTTCGGAAGCTACACAGGCAACGGGTTGAGTGATGGGCCATTTGTGTGGTGCGGGTTTAGGCCGAAATACTTGCTAGTAAAAGATATAACAAGCTCATTGAACTGGATAATAGCTGATTATGCAAGAAATTCTTTTAACCTAGCAGACAACAACCTTTCTCCAAATAGATCACAAGAAGAGAATAACCCAGCTACTTTTGGACAAAACCTAAAAGTAGATTTTTTGTCTAACGGTTTTAAGATTAGAACATCATTATCAGACTCTAACACATCTGGTGATACCTACATCTTCGCCGCCTTCTCCGAAGCCCCTTTCAAATACGCAAGAGCTAGATAAGGAGTAACTATGTGGATTACATCAACCAATAACATCATCAACCAACCTCAAGGCATCCGCATTGGCGATGTGAACCATCCAGCCAGCATCTTCTGGTGCTGGAGCAAAGAGCAACTTGCCCAGGTTGGCATTAAGCCTTATACTCCAGCCAGCGTTCCGGAAGGCTATCGAGTCACCGGCGCGTACACCGAGGAGATTGATGGTGAGGTTTTTGAAAGGTTTAACCTTGAACCAATACCAGCACCGGAACCCGCGCCACAGGAGCCAGTAAATGACCCTATCTGAAATAGCCCAATTCGCAGGTGAGAAAGTCGGCAAGACCGACTCCGACACCTTAACCTTCCTACAAAAAGCCGCAAGCTTGGCTTACAGGCGGGTATGGAACTTTGCCCCCTGGCGCGAGAGCGTTACTAGCTCAACTTATTCGGTTGGAACCAATCGTACCATTACCCTTGGAACCAATGTAGAAACCCCGCTATCGGTTTCCTACGATCAATCTGAAGTAGACCCGATTGATTTGGCAACCATCATCAGCCAAGATGCGGATTTGCTTGAGGAGACCAGAACAGGAACTCCGGTGCTTTATCACTTTACAGGTCGCAACACCAGCGGGATTGCCCAGCTTGATCTTTACCCAAGGCTGGCCACGGCTGGAACGGAAACATTGCGTGTGGTTGAGAAGCTTAAATGTCTAACCCGCACCAACATTGTCGTTGATTTTCCTCCAGCTACTAACGCCTTGGATGACGAGCTTCGCCTTCCACATGTTCACCATGTTGTGCTTGCACTTACCCATGCTGATGCGCTGGAGCGCGAGAGGCAGTATGCCAAGGCGCAATCAGTTGTGCAGGCCGCCAATGCAGACCTTGCGGCGATGGCCAGCTACGAACTCAGCCAGGTTGGTGGGGTAAAACAGATCACTCCGGTCAGCCTTGGCGATTTGATGACCGAAGAAATTACGGCTGCTTAACGTGGGATATTATAGCGACAACCTAGACGACCTGCTTGCCTTTGACGGCATACGCAGTTTTGCGGGTGGTCAAGCCAGCGGTCTGCAATCAGACTTGTTGGCTGAGAACCAGGTTCGTGAATTGTCGAACATGACATTGTCACCCAAGGGAAGTCTTGAGACTAGGCGTGGTGTAAGCAGTTTTTGCACCACTGCAACCAGCCAAGAAGGTTCGATTGGCGGAATGCGGTATTATGACACGGCTGCAACCGAAAGGCTTGTCACGGTTACGCAAGGACGAGTGTATACAATTAACTCGAATGGGTCAGCATATATTCACCCAGCAGATGATACTTGGTCGCAAGCAACAAGGACATGGGGATCTGAGGCACAGAAATGGGCTGATGGATTTTCAACCGCAATAGATGCCCAGGTCAAAATGGCGCAGTTTAATGATAAGATGTACATGGCCGATGGTGATGGAGACCTTTATTATTACGATGGAAGTATTTTTACAAGACAAGCTGGAAAGGTTAGGGCAATCACGGTTACAACTGCTGGCTCTGGATATACCAGCGCAACAGCTATTGTCACAGGACCGCAGTGGGGTGGAACCTATCCTCAGTTAATAACTACCGTTGCAGGTGGTGCAGTAACCGGAGTAACCGTTGTCGATGGAGGATCTGGGTATAGCTCCGCGCCAACTGTAACAATCATTGGAGATGGCTCTGGGGCAACCGCCACGGCAACCGTAAGCCCACCTCCAAGCAATCTTAGGCTTTTAATCAATACTGGGAATAGGTTATTTGCAGTCGGATCTGGATCGCAAAGAAACACGCTTTACGCATCCGACATTCTGGATGCTTCGGTTTGGGATTCAGCCAACAGCGCGGTTATCAACGGGGATGACGGCGATGAGATTGTGGCTATTGTTGCCTACTACCAGAACCGAATCATCGTCTTCAAGAAACGGCGCATATTCCAGGTGACAATTCCGCCCGATATGACCACGGCTGCGGACTGGACGATTGAGCTTATATCAAACAACATTGGATGCGTAGCCGAGGCTACGGCTGTGCAGGTCAACTCCGACATCTTTTTCCTGTCCGATGACGGCATTAGGTCGCTGATTAGGTCTGCCGCTGACGACTTCACCTCGGTTGGATTGCCAATTTCAGAGGTTGTTAAGGATGTGATTCAATCCATCAACACCGCCAAGATTGGTGTATGCACCGCTCATTTCTACGACAACCGGTATCTGCTTGCCTTCCCCAGCGAGGCTAATGACGTTAATGACACTATCCTTGTTTACAATGCCGTGCTACAGGCTTTTGAGGGAACTTGGACTCCGAATGTCATGCAGTTTGCGTTGACCAACTTCCAAGATGAAGGCGTAAGGTTGATGCTGAAAACCACCACTGGTCAAATCAACAAGTACAGCGGATACAAAACACCAGCACAGGTAACAACCGCAGACTACCAGGATGCAGGCGTAAATTACGAGTCCTATGTCCGAACCAAGGACTTTAACTTTGGCGATCCTTTCTCGGCTAAGTATGGTAGTCACTTTGAGGTTATCTTTGACGACTCCTATTCAACCGATGCATCCGTCTCAATCCAGCGTGATATTGATGTTGGTGATATTGATGTCCAGCCAAACCTAAACATATCCAGCGCAGCTTTGACCTTGCCATTTACTCTTCCAGCCGTCCTTCCCACATCAGTCAAGAAAAGGCTTGCCAGCGACCTTCGGACATACGAGAAGTGGAGGTTGCTTAACATTAAGATCACCAGCGCGGCCAACAAGATGGCCATCCGCCAGATCACGGCTGCTGCCAATCCTGACACCATTGAGGTGCAAAAGAGCCTATGACCGCTATGGACTATGTGGAGGCATCCGGTGTTCCAGAATCTAGGTGGCCTAATTTTAAGGAATGGTTTTCATGGTATGAGATGAATAATCTTGTTGGAGTGGTCAAAGATGGCGATGAGATTGTTGGAGTGGCTGTTGCTAGGGCAGTTGACGGATCGCAAGAGGTTAAGCATTATACACATAAGCCAGATGGAGATACTGCATTCGTGGACTTGACTGTGACATGTATTGATGGTAAACCTAATGCCCGTAGCCATTTGGCTATGAAACGCCTGCTGTCTATCCTTTGGGATGAACTTGGCCCCCGCAGGAGCCTAATATTCAACCGTAACGGAGTTAGGAAACAATACGATTATATGAAGTTTATGCGAAAGGCTATGGCTTAATATGGGCGGATCGCCTTCCATCCCAGCACCTCCTCCGCCTCCCGATCCTAATGCGGTGGCACAGGCCAACGCTGCTGCTTACAGGGAAAATGTTAATACTTATATTGCCAAAGCTCCAGAAATGGCTGCGCTTGAAAACAAGCTTCGTATCCAATATATGCCCCAACAGCGTTCCTTGGAACGCCAGCTTTCGGCTCTTGACCAACAGGCGGCTGCTCTATCTAGCCTACAGATGGAACGTCAATACGGCCCACAACGCACTTTAGAGGGATTACGCCGATCCTACGAGCAAAGCCCCCAGGCGTATGCTTTAAATCGTGGGTTAGGCCAACAGATGACCCAGCAGTTTGCGCGTCTTTATGGGGCATCGCCTTATGGTGCGGTTGAGCCTAATGTTGCCTTTGCTCCTCGCGCCATGCCTCCGCAGGATATTTATGGGACGATTGGTACAAATATAAGCCAGCCGAAGCTGGAGGTTTAATATGGCATGGGGAAGAAAAGATAGCAGACCAACAAGATATAGGGTCAATGAAGATGGAACAATCGACACACTTCAAGGATGGACGCAAACAATAAATAATATTGTTGACCAAAATGATTTTGAGGCAAGTTCTGCAAATTTTGATAGGCAATCCGGAAATTATCCATACACATCATACGAAGACGCACAGAAGGTTGCCAATAAAAAACTTGGAGAATCTGTTAAAAAATTAAGGGAAGAATACGATCAAAAGCTTTCAAAAGATATACAATATAAAGCCCTTGCTGAACAAATTGCATCTATTGCCGGAACATCGCAACCAGGACAAACCATAGCTCAACCCAATATGGCACAATCACCAGCAGTCATGGCATTGGGATCATCTGGCAATTTCGGAGCATCCGATCTTGCCAATAAATTAAACTACCAAGTATCAGATGCCCAAATCTTAAACGATTACAATACCAGCAAGCTTGGCAGTCTTAACTCAGTGGTTGATCGTGGGAATGCCCAGATTGCTGGAATCCAAGAACGCCTTAATACCGCGCAAAATTTGCTTGAACAGCTTCCTTCCGGAGACGCTCGCCGTGAATCCAGCCAGGTTTATGTCAATCAGTTGAAGTCCGACTTAACCAGCGTTCAGGGTGCGGTTACGGATGCAACACAGCAAATCAAGGATTTCAAACCCATTGACATTGGATCACCGGAAGCCGCCAGCCAGATCACATCTTTCCGCGAATATCTCCAGTTACCGGAAGAGCGTGCCACCCAGCAGTTGCGCCAGATTGATCCGGAATCCTACAGGACTGCGGTTGGTCTTGGTCGTCAATATCGCCAGATGGCAACCCAGCCTCTTGGCGCAACCACCACCCAGCAGACAGAAGACCTTCGCA